GCCTAATGGTTGCGTCCATTGAGGAGATGGCATCGCCTTGCAACATATTGTCAACGGCAAACTTAACGCGCTGCAAAGCTGGCGCACGGTTCTCTAACACCGTCTCAGTAACCTCATCACCTTGTGCGTTGAGTCGTGTTATATCTCGATTTAGCATCGAGCGGATGCGGCGCAACTCTGTTAATTCTTCACCTTTTGCAATTGCCATCCGTTGATCTAGCGTTGCTGCAATCGGCCCAACATCAATAGGAGGTGAGTTCTCAAATGCTTGCCTATAAATTGGCTCTGCGGCTTGCCGTCTTTGTGTTTGCAAATCCTCCAGCCTTGTACGCAATGCCTGTTGCCCACGGAATCCCGCGGTCATCGGGTCATCAACTGAACTGATGCTAGACAAAAACCGATCAACAGCAGGTTGAATCTGCTCTGTGTACCGCTTCCCGTAAAAGTTACCAAGAACATCCTGTGCGCCAGGAATGTTGCCTAGAACTTTCTGCTGGGCCTTTAGGCTTGGAAGGTTTGTAACTTCGCCTGGGGTCAACTGGATGCCTTGCTGTTGAGCAAGCCTCTGCAACTCAGCAACTTGTTGCGGATCTAGCCTCGAAATATCTCGCGCAAGGCTCCGTTGAGCAACCTTGCCCATCCCATAAGGGATAAGCTGCGTCCCGGCTTCCATAAGGCCAGCAGCCGCCACCTGACCAGGGCTGAACTCTTGCCCACCCAACAGCCCAGCGAGAGTCTGCCTTCCTGCACTTGAGGCAGCGCCAGCAGCACCGGTAAGCCCGATTGATGCCGCTGCACCTCCAGGGCCACCCAGCAGCATTGGAGCGGTTGCAATACCTGTTGCAATGCTTGGAATTGCCTCTGCAATGTCAGGAGCAATAAACGCAGCAGATGTCGCTGGTGCTTTTAACATCCCAGGGACTTCTGCATAAAACTTGCCATCATCTCCTTGATAGAAGATGTCACCACGATAGATGCGATAACGCTCCTCCGGAATCCCCCTGGCTTTAGCAAACACTCTGATAGCTGACTGAATGTCCGTGGGCACACCCGCCGCTAACGCTGTTGCTGGCCTTGCTGCCGCTTCAGGAGTGCGGACGATCTCTGGAGGCTCTTGATAGAAGAAACGTCCACGCTGCGGAGTCAAAAGCTCATCAATAACGTCCGGCCCTTTGCGAGGTGCAGACGTTTTGCCAGACAAAAGCTCATCAATTACGTCAGCCATGATTACCTCAGAGCAAACCAAACTCAGCCGCAAGACGATTTCTTAACACTTCTCTATCTGTCGCATTCGCCTCGTTAAGCCCAAAATCTTTAACAATCTGTTCTTTGCGTTTCCGCATGATTGTTGGCATTTGGTCAAGCGTTACGTCTTGAAGATTAAATCCTTTGGTCTTGATGTACTGCAAACGCGCTTCAGCTAGACGCAAGTCACGAACGGTATTGTTGAGTTTTGACAAGAACACAGTCGGGCTATCACCCCCAAACAAACCAGTCCCAGGGTTAGGAACGCCAGATTTAAGACGTTCCGCTTCCTCGCCTTGACCAATTGCAGCGCCAGTGATCTCGTTGATGTACTGGTTCAACTGACGCACAGCATCTTGCTTGAACCGTGAGTATTGCTCAAGGTTTTGACGTTCCTCTGGGTTAGGATCTCGACCAAGTTTCTCGCCCAACTCCACCAACCCTTGCGCGACCTTAAACCTAGTTTGCAGAAACTCGGGACGATAGCCTTCAGAAATCCGGTTCAACACCTGCAAACGTGATCCAGAACTCAACAGGGCTTTATCAATTTCAGACTGTGCTGATGCGCCTGGAGCAACCGCACCAGGAGGATAGACAACTGTGCTAGTTGTCCCGGCCCCTGCTTTACGAAGGTTTTCTTGATACTGTTCAAACGATATTGTTGGTTGGCCTTCTCTGGTTCGCTGCGCCATTGCATATTCATAGTCGCCACGAAGTGATGAAGGCTTCGCAGCAGCCTCTGCCATCCTCCCAAGACTTTCCACTGCTCGCCCAATCTGCGCCTCATCCAAAGCACCAGACTTAAACGAACGCGAATATTGCGCCGCAATCGCTTGCAGATTTGGATTGTCACTCGCCATGAATGGAGCGAATGGATCTACGCCAGCCTCCATCCCCGCAATAAGACCACCTTTTCTCAACTCTGGAACTACTTTCGCAATGTTGCCAAGAGCAGCCAGCGGATCTCCAGATGCCATCGCAAGCATGGACAATTTTTGCGGATCAATTGAGATACGTGGTTGAGCAGTCGGAATCGGGCCTTCTTCGCCAGCCACCGCACCACGCTCAACAGTCTGCTGAAACACTTGCGGGAACAATCTCCGCACTGTTTCTTGCTGTTGAAGTTGTCGCTGTTGCTCTGCCAGCTTCTGTGCGATCTGCTGTTCTTGCAACCGCTGAGCATAGACGTTCTGCGCCATCTGCTGACCAGTCGCCAACCCCTGCGCGATACCAGCACCGAGGCTCGGCCTAGTGGTAGACGGGGCTGCGGCTTGCAACAAACCCATGCCGATGCCTAGCAAACCCTGTCGCTGGGCTTGCTGCTGAAGTAGGTTGGCCTGCTCCTGACCTAGCAGACCGGGGAAGTAGGACGGTGCTTGCGGGAACAACTGAGCGAGAATTTCATCCATATCACAACAGCGAAAGTCGCCGCCTCTCTACAAGTTTAGGTTCCAACAAACTAGCAAGACCACCGTAGTTGACTGCTTGTGGTTGTCCTCTGCGGATTCCTGGTGCTTGCATCCCGGCTCGAGGTTGAGCCTGACGCAACATATTCATCCCAGACATTGCCTGCATCGGGTTAAATCTTGCAGCCATCGGAGATGAGCCAGCAACTGCGGAGGCACCAGGAATATCACTCCCAAGAGATGCTCGAGCAATCGCATCGTAGTCAAATGTTGGTGACTGAACGATTGGCTGCACCTGATAACCGGCCATCGGAACTTGTCCAGCAGCTTGTGCCTGAGTAATGTAGTCCGACAGCACAGGAGCAACGTCCGGCCTTGCCAGCGACAAAGCTCCCTCTGCCGCCCCTAGCTCTGCCGCCCCCAGCGTACCGGCTTCCGCTGCTCCCGCCGCGCCAACTCCACCCAACAGGGCACCGGCACCGCCGCCTAGCGCAGCACCCATCATGGCACCCTTCATCGGGTCATCCCGGTTGAGCGCAGCACCAGCGACTGCACCCATTATGATCGGCTCCATTCCGCTCATGCTCGGCTCCCGTATCCACCCAACAGACCGCCAGCAGCAGCACCGGCACCACCGTATCCCTGCGGAGCACCGAGAGCGTAGCCAGCAGCAGCGCCGCCCAGCGCACCAAGCAAGGGATTACCGATAATCGGCTGAGTCGCCACCATCCCTGACGGAGCGCCATACACAGACCCGAGGAAGCTCTGCAAGGCTTGATAGGGTGCAAGTTGACCGTAATTGAATCGAGCAATGTCTGCTGCCATCTGCCGCTGCTGATAGTCCTCCGACATCGCCCCGACGTTAGCAAGCCTCTGGATGTCACCGTACTGAGTCTCAGCCATCGCAGGAGCACGAGTAGCTGCGGCTTCTTGCATGGATCGCTCACGAGCGTAGTTTTCGTAAGCCAGTTTCCCGGCAATATCCGACAGACCCGTCGCAAGCGCACCTTCTGCTCGACCTTCCATTTGACCCAGCGCATCTGAACCGTACCGGCCAGCAGACGATGCAGCAGACCTCGCTCGGTTGATAGCATCGATGTACGTCTGTTCAACGGGTCGTGCAGCCGCTTGGAAGGCTCCCTGGAAGAACGGAGAACCACCGAGGTACTGACCCCCTACCGTTGCCTGTTGCTGGCCTAGCGCGGCTTGTGTGAGCGGAGAACCCATCCTTGCACGATCAGCTGCGGCTTGCATGGCTTCCGTAGTATAAGCACTCGGCCCGACGTAGGTCTGACCGGAGTAATACTGCGGACGATTCTCAGGCTGATAGAGCCGTTGAGCCTCGCTCAGACCGTAAGCAACGTAAGGTTGCAACGTCGGATCAAGCTCCGTCCGACTGACTTGTTGACCACCACCACCTGCCATGTCACACCTCTGCAATCCACTTTCGCGGACGAAATCCGTACTTTTTAGCCACCCGCTGCCAGCCAGGACGATTAGAGTCAAACGATATTTTACGCGCTCCACCCTGTCTGGCAATCGCAAATAATTCAGCCATCCCGTCATCCATCATCCACGCACCCCAACCGCACCAAACATGAAGCGTATCGCCCTGCGGTTGAACTACTCCAAACCCATCCCCCAGCAGAAACAACATCGACCTACCAGCGAAACAGTCAGCGTAAACATCCTCTGGAATCCAAGGCTCGTTACTTGCCTCTTTGACCTCCAACAACCCAGGTCTAACTTGATCCCAGACTGACCGTAACTCCTCCGGTTTTACGTACCTAGCCAAGTACGACATAACGATAGGTTTTGTCCGCTGTTGCGTTTGCAAAGTGGTTGACTGTGCATTCGCCCTGTAGTTGATTGGATGCGTAAATGTCAGACGAGGATGACTCGTCCACCTTGTTGATCGTGACAATCGCGCTCGGCGTTGACGGTCGTGTCGGACTTGTCTGCGCTGGCAACTGCTCGAGCGTCACATTCGTTGAAGTTGTCGCCCACATGATCTGGACGTAATCGCCTGCCGCCAGTTGGATGTAGTAGTTAAGCGCAGCAATCAGATGACCGTCCGTCCCGCCATGACTGTTAGGGACTGAAAACTTACTGTTCGACCCAGCAACATCAGTCCCGTTCTTGCGAAACCAAACGTCTATATCTTGGATTGAAACACTGGCGTTGGCGAACTGGAACGAGAACTGGATGTCGTAGATACCAGCAGACCTAACAGTAATCTGCGAGTTGCTGACAATCGCAACACCAACGGCAAAGTCCGTCGTGTTCAACGTAACAGCATAGGCTGCGGTAGTGCTTGCCGCTGTTTGGTCTGTAGTGTCTTGAAACGACCCGTAAGGCACTGCGTCTGCTATGGCAGCAGCAGAGTAGGGGACGAACAGAATAATGCTGTCAGGACTGATCCTGGCGTCGTACAGGGTGGTTGTAGTGGCGTTGCCGGTCGCAATAGTAAGAAAACCGACAGAGTTAACCTTACCGTCGAGAATCCGGTTGACGATTTCGGCAGTCTCTCTCGGATTGCCACCTTGTTGAGGTAGCCGACGAAACATCATCGACCCCCACAGGGAACGAGATCAAGATCAGTACCGACTAGGCTTGACCAGTTGCCAGTTGGTACAACAGACAAACGATGATACTTCCCGCGACTGCGTAAAGACACGCGATTGTCAGAATCAGCAGCAACAGCACTCGCATAGCTGATGTTCCCGTCCAACCGTTTTCTTGACGCTATCGCAATGGTCGCTGATCCACCGTCGATAATCGGCCTTGCAAGCGTTGCGAGAGTCTCAAGACCCTGCGCCTCAATATCGCCAGTCTGCAACTCAGCAGTAAGTGCCGAGCCACCAAACGATACAATTTTTGCACCCTTCACCCCACCAGCTAAAAGTTTGCCGCCAACCCATAGACGGGAATCCAAACTAGCCGGAACCGAATCTAGCGTCGGATACATAGCACTCAAGACTTCCAGACTCTTTCCAGTGGACGCAATTGTTGCAATGAAGTTTGCAGTGGTATCGCCGTGACTCCACTTATCGGTTGACCAGTTATAAACCAGCAACTGCTTGTTGGCGAAGATGTCTGTAAAGCACCACGTAACAGTTTTGTTGATTGGATCAACTGCCGCCGACATCTGGTCAAACTTACCAGGATCGCAATTATCAAAGAACCACCGATCTATCCGCTCGCTCCCAATAGGCTTCACCTGCTGACCGTCAGTCATGTAAAAACCATCGTCAGACAGGAAATACGTCAGCGCCCCGTACCGCACGACAGAACGGGATTCATAACACCCGAGAGCCGAAGTGACGTTATCAAACTGGAAGAACAGCGGAGCGCCGACATACGTCATCCGTACAACGGAGCGTTCCAGCAACACGATGCCAAACTCCCCACCAGTGATGCCGCGGATCTCGCCACCGTCTGGAATGTCTTGTGTGTCGGATTGGCTTGCAGCACCAGGAGTCCAGTCGGTCTCGTCGTTGATGTCCGACCAGTAAAGCCGATTCGGATACGTCGAGGTTTTGCCAGCAACCACAAAGTCCCGAACGGTAGTCACAAACTGTGCAGTCGGAGCAGCAGCAGCAAGATCGGCAAAGTTGGAGGATGAACCAACCGTCCAGGCTTGCAACTTGTCCTGCCCGTTAGCAGCGATAACTTTCTGCCCGAACTGGGTAGAAGTCCACAAAGTTGATGCCGTATAGGAGGATGCTGTCCTAGAGACGTTGACAAGGTTCAGCAGCGCAACAGCAGTGCCACCAGAAGTATACGTTCCGTATCCAGTGGAATTGACGCCAATGCTGAAAGTTGTAGAACTTAAAACTGTTACCGTATAGGAATTGCCATTCAACTGCGTCATTCCAACTACACCGAAGATCGTTACCGTTTCTCCGTTAGTCAACCCATGATTGCCAGATGAGGTAATTACGCAAGGATTGGCTTTTGTCGCTCCAGTGATTGTTACAACTTTTGTCGGAGCATTCCAAAGATAATTAGAACTAGCAGCAAAGAGAGTAGTGTCTGTAATCCACCGGCCAACAAAACAAGTCAGCAGGTTTTCGCTGGCAGAATTAGAGTAGTCCGAAACAGATGGCATCGGCCCGTAACCTACAAGCGTAGGCAGGACGTTCTTCGCCTCAACCAGACTGTCGGCAATACCCGGACGGTCTGGTGTCCACTGACCGAAATTTACTCTCATTCTGCCTTCGTCTGCTCTTGAACCTGCTCACGCAGTTTTTGCCACAGCGCGACCGACATCTCCAACGGCAGTTTGCCCAGCCCCATCGCAATGATGTTCGCTTCCTCTACCGTGATCTTGATGGTGAACTCTTGCATCTCAGGCAGCCCAAGGAAGGGGAGGGGTGATCGTTACCGGGTTCTTTTGAAGGTAAATCTGCTGTGCCACCGCCGCTTCAGTGGCGTCCTTGTCAACCCCATTCGCCCAGATCCAGCCGAGCACTTGATCCTTGGTCAGACTGTTGTAGTCGGTGAAGTTAGCGGGGTCAGGCGCGGGGAGAGAGCAGGTCGCATAGACGCTCGCTGAGTAGCCATCCACGGTGTCCGAGCACTGCCAGTGGGCGACGATGCAAACGTCAGACAGATCGCCTTCGGATACTTTGCAATCAAGCTGGGAAATGTTCCAGTTCATTATTTGGCCTCCAGTTGGGCGACACGGGCGCGGAGGGATTGCAGTTCAGCAACGATGTTGGCAATGAACTCGGCTGAACCGTACTCCATCGCTTGCATGACAGGCTTACCATCTGCGTCTACAGCGTCTTTATCCCCAACGACAGTGCCGGGGCTGACCTCTTGAACCTCGTGTGCAATGAAGCCAACACCTTTTGACCCGTCAGCTTTCCAATCCCAAGTCTTAGGTTTAAGTGCATCGATAAATGCACCACTGTTGGTTAGAGGCTGCGGGTTGTCTTTCAGCCGGTAATCAGATGATGTGTTGTAGGCAGTTGATGTAGTTGTGACCGAAATATCTCCAACAGCAGCCCCAGATCGAGTCCAGTACAAAACAACTCCATCGCTATTTCTATTGAATGCGCCCGCAACTCCACCAGTATTTGAAACACTCAAAAATGTTGGAGAAAGCGCAATTCCATCAACAGCGTTATAGGCTGGATTTGTGTTCTGCGTTCCAACCAACAAAATCCCACCGCTGGTGATACGGGCGCGTTCGCCGTTGTTGGCGTAGAAAACAAGCGGATGGTTTGTGAGAGTACCGAGCAAGCCCGCTGACAAACCAGTGCTGGTTCCATAAAGTGTGTTTACGGTGTTGTCAGTAATGTTTAGGAATGTCGATGCTGCGTTATTAACCAGCGTCAACTTTTGTGTTGGCGAACTCGTCCCAATCCCGAGGTTGCCGGAGGCGTCGAGGCGCATATTGCCCTGACCGCCAGCGTAAAAAACTAACGCGTCACTTGTGTGTTGGTAATCAATGCCGCCACGGTATGCCTGATCGCCAGTTGTGCCATCAGCAAACCAAATCGAGCCATTTCGATTTGAGGCGCTGGCGATTGTTATGCCATTATTGGAATCAGTGCCCGTGCTTATGACAAGTTTGTTTGCCAAATATCCAGTAGGCGCCACCCCCAATCCGAGGTTGCCGGAGGTGTCGAGGGTGGCTGAAATACCATTACCAGTAATGAATTTCATGGCGTTTGATTCGCCACGAAGACGGACATGACCGTTTGTAGTTCCGGAATCAGTTAGAAAAATATCAGCAGTTGATCCTGAATTATTCAAGCGAATAACAGAACCAGAAACATCCAACTTATACGCAGGCGAACTCGTCCCAATCCCAACATCCCCCGCCGCAGTGACCACAAACGGCGTGCTGTCGGGGTTAGCTGCATCTTCCACCAGAATGGAATCGCCAGTACCCGTCTGCGTGATCCTGAGTGCTGGAGTGGTGGCGTTCACCACCATGACATAGCTGTCGCCTGCTTGTGCGGCTTGGATCTGCGGGACAACTGTGTTGAGAAGAAGTGCCTGATAGACAGCCATGATTTACCTCAAATTGGGTAGTATTCTGTTCCGTCACTCGTCTTGACGGATGATGCAACCGTGTAATCAACCCCTGACCCATCCCTCACCGGCAGGCCAATCGTGTAATCCGTCCCTGCACTATCTTTCACGATGAACGGAGCACCAGGGACAGGCACATAACCACCGAGTGATCGGAGGTTAGGCAGCTTCAGGTTAAGACCGAGCAACATTACAGCAGTCCAACGATGTTGCTGGCAGTCGTGTTGGTTGACCAGACCCGTCGAGCCATCACCGGCAGGATGACGCCAGCAGGGACGTTGTAGAAGATCACGCTTCCACCGCCGGTATCGTTGATCCGCACGTTACCCGACCCGCCGATGTAGAGCGCACGAACTGGCGCAACCAGATCAGAGTCGGCAGGAGTGATAGCAATGCAGTTGACTGCACAACTATCGGGTGTCGTTGAGAATGGTGCAGCCATGTTAGACCTCTACCCACGAACTGGATGATGTTGAAGAATCTTGCCACAAGTTAGTGACCGGAACAAACGTCGTGCCGCT